CTTTAGAGCAAACGTTAAAAGTTTTAGATCAGGAGCTTGAGGGGTACAGCCATGAAATTATTGTTGTTGATAATGGCTCAAAGGATGGCACAGATAAGCTTGATTTATCCGGGGTGCGGTATATTAGAAATGAAGAAAACCGCGGTATTTCCCATGGTAAAAATCAAGGGGTAGAAATAAGCGGCGGGGAATATATTATGCTATTGGATGGTGATATTATTCCTATACCCAACAGTATACGTTGTTTTATGGCTTTCTTAGATACAACGCCGGAAGCTGATGCGATAGGTTTTTATTCAAATAAGTTTAGCAACCAGATTAATAGGAACGGCCAGAAACACCATGAAGAACGTTGTGAATGTCTTTTCGATCCAAAACCACATAATAGTCATTGTATATATTATGGATTATACCGACGAGAAATTTTTGATAAGATTAGATTCTGTACTGACGGCGTATTTGGTGAACCTGGGTATGGATGGGAGGATTTTGATTTCCACGACCAATTGGTTCAATGTGGGTTTAATCAGTGGGTTGCTCATATCAATCATGCAAAGGGAAAGTATTTCCACGACATCAATTCATCTATACGCGCTATGGGTAATGCAAAGTTTAGGTCAACGACAATAGCGCGGCGGGATTTATATTATAAAAGGCAGGCAGCTAGATGTTAGATAAGCTTATACATGCCCACTTGGATAAACAAGAAGCCCTTGAGATTGAAATTGAAGATGATATTGATGGGTTATTGCGGGCTGTAAGCATTAAAAAGGTTATTGATAATCCTGAAGAAGCGTTGCTTGCTATTATAGATGCGATTAAGCTTAATATAAAGGAACAGTATGCGCAGCAGGCTATTGAGAATGGTATACAGTTTGCCAAAGATGTACGGAAGAAGAAAGCCGATATTAAAATTCAAATGACAGAGGATCCAAAGTTAAATCAAGATGAATTTGAAAACGACGATAAGAAGCAAGATTAGAATACCGAAGCTTGATTTTACCTCTACTTTAATGGAAGTGGGAAAGAAAGACATGGTAATTCGGCTTGCTAAGAACATTCAACAAGGGGTAGATTTACAAGGGGCGGCTTATCCGGCATTGGCAGCAAGTACGATTAAGGCTAAAGGGCATAGCGATCCATTGATAGAAACAGGGGCGTTACATGGTTCCTGGCAAGTTGTTAAGCATGCTAAGAATGAGGTTATCATTAGGATTAAGGCCGGCAGGAGGAAGATTGCACAGTATTTGCAAGTTGATGGAATTAAAACTAAGACTGGCCGTCGAAGATTTAATTTCTTTGGTGTATCAACTCAAATGGAAAAGGCCGGAATACGAAGAATGGAAAAGGAAATCAAGAAAAGAGTTCACGATGCCCAATGAAGAAATATTGCGCGAATCAATAGAACGGGAATTTAAGTCAATGACTATCCTGTTAACGGCTAAAGCTGGCCGGACGGCTATTTCTTTGCAGGAGTTCATTCAAACTGCAATCACAAATGGCGCGGATGCTGCACAGTTAGAGGCTATTTTGCTTGATGATTTACGCAATAATGGCCGCATATTTGGCGAGTTTACCAGGGCAATTAAAGCAACATCTAATGGCGTTATAAATGGCTTCAGGGATAGTGGGGCCTTGGCTGAATTCGGGGTAGAAGATCATTTCAGATGGGCGGCTGTATTAGTCAACACTTGCCCTGATTGTTTAGCCAGGCATAATGATCCGGCTAAGACATGGGAAGAATGGGAAGCACAAGGGTTGCCGCGCAAGGGGTTCACAGTATGTAAGCAGAATTGTAAATGTATGCTTATCCCGGTTGATGAAATAAGCGAGGTAAATACAAAAGACGATAAGCCGATTCGCAGGCAGCCTAAAAGGAGAAGCTAATGGGATTTACAACCGTTTATAATGGCATTAGAGATATCCTGCAGGGCTTAAAACTTGCGGAAGCGAAAAAAGTTTATGATTATGAAGGCGCAGCAGAAAACGAGTTTGGCCATACGTTTATTTTAAAGCCGGTTTCCGGCCAGATTGATGATGATATGTCTAAGGAAATGATTAATAAGTTTCATGATTCACAAATTTGGCAATTGCAGATTGGCTTTAACCGGGAAGAAGCTGCTGATCCATCTAACCGGCTTTTAATGCACACTAAGAAAGATGCCATTTTAGCAAAGATTGATAAGCCCTCAAATTGGGAGCCATTTGTTAGAATGTTAATATATAATTCGTGGGAGGTGGTGGAATTCGAGCATTATGTTGTTCTGCAAATCGAGTTACAAATACTTGATACCATTACGCACACATAACCATAGGAGGGAAACAAAATGAGTTGTTTAAAAACTAAAAAAACAGTTCTCCTTGCTAAGCAGGAAACAGATTATGGGTCAGACCCAACGCCAACTGCGGCGGCAAATGCGATAGAAGCCTATGATGTTGCTTTGACTATCAACGCTGATATGAAAGAGCGATCTCCGGGGAATAGCGACCTTTCTATGTTCCCTGAAGAAAGGGGTAAAACTTCTATTGACATTAAATTTTCTACAAAGGTTCAAGGAAGCGGTACGGCTGGCCTTCCGTCAAGGCAGGATCCATTATTTCAAGCATGTGGGCAGAGTAGGGCGATTGTATCAGGTACAAGCGTAACCAACGCGCCGTTATCTGCTTCATATACTAGCGTTGCAATGTGGGTTTACATTGATGGCATTATTCATAAGATCGTGGGCTGTGTTGGCGACCTTGAAGGGGATTTAACCAGCGGAGAATTTGGGTTAATCAACTGGACGTTTAAAGGGATATATGCAATCCCTACCGACGGGGCCATTGTTGATCCAATATTCGATACGCCTGATCCGGAAATTGTCAAGGCTTGTACGTTTACTTTTGGCAGCTATGCTGCAATCATTGAAAAGTTAACGTTCAAAACCGGCAACGTAATTGCTGAACGGCCTGATTTTAATCAGACCGAAGGCATTAAGGGTTTCTGTATTACTGGTAGGAATCCTGAAGGATCAATGACCGTTGAAGCCGTTTTGCGGGCAGAATCAAATGCTGATTTTTATAGCTATTTTCATAGCCGTACATTAAAGGCATTGTCTTTTGTTTTAGGTGGCACGGCAGGTAATATCCTAACATGGACATCGCCTAAGTGTTATTTACGCGCTCCTGTTTGGGGTGATCGTGAAGGCGTTAGAACGTTTGAGCTTGCATTTCAGCTTGCCAGAAGTTCCGGTAATGATGAATATTCTTTAGCTTGGACTTAGTGTTTATGGAGTGAGAGGCAACCAAAACTTTCTCAACATTTTTATCAATACTCTACATGGAGGCAAACATGGTAATTCAAGCCATTGATTTAACCGAAACACAGAATTTTATTTCAAAGCATGATACCGGTGAAGAAGGTAAGCAAACCATTTGGAAGTTGGGTTCGTTAGATAGCCGGATTAAAAAAACTATCGAAGATATTGCCTGGGAATACGAGGCAAATCCAAATGCGCCGGGTGATGCTAAAGCAAAGGCTTCTTTTAAGATAGGCAAGACCGAACTTGAGTTTGTGCAGTTTGGCCTTAAAGGGTTTGAAAACTTTATGGCTAATGGCCGGCAAGTTTACCATGATACAGAAGTTAAAAATATCAATGGCAGGACTTACCATATTTTAAAGGAAGAAATTTTGTGTGTTATTCCGGGTAACATTATTAAAGAGTTAGCCGATAAGATCAAAGAGATTAACAACGTTAGCGAGGAAGAAAGAAAAAACTAACGCTGGCTGTTTGGGTACCATACTTTGAACATGATTGTTCTAAGATGACAGACAGCCAAAAAAGGATGTATGGGTGCAATAGCGAATCATGTACGCCGTGGGAAGTTAGTGGATACAAGCTTACAAGGTGCATAGTTTCTTCTATTACAGATGTAAAGATTTTTGATTATATCCGCGCTTACAATAGGTATAAGAACGGTTATGGCCCGGAAGACGGCGGGTGGATGAGCTGGCCGGATAAGTTCAATCGCGTTATTGATATTATTGAAAGTGAGATGGCAAAGATTGAGAAACTTCATCAAAAAGCCAGGGAGAAAAAGAGATGAGCAATAACGAATTGGAAATTTTGTTAACGCTTAGAGATCAAGCCACGAAACAGCTAACTAAGTTTCGATCTTTTACTAAGAAAGCTACCGAAGCAATGAAGAAGAATTGGTTAATTCTTGCCGCTGCTATTGCTGCTATTGTCGTTGTTATTAAGAAAGCTGCCGAAACCTTAGTTAATATGATGAAGGAATTGATTAAGGTTAATTCGACGATGGAGGATTTCCGTATTCGTATTATTGCCGTAACTGGTAGCATGGAAATTGGTAATCAAATTTTTAAAGATATGACAGAGCTTGCTGCCAAAGTACCTAAAACTTTTGAAGAGATTATGGCTGCTGCTGCAAATTTAACTGCTGTTGTTAAAGATGCGTCAATAGAAATAAAACAGTTAATGCCTATAATTGTTGATATTTCATCAGCTACTGGATTAACTATTGAAGAAACAACAGGCAATATTATTAAGATGTATGGTGGTGGTGCTGCTGCTGCGGATATGTTTAGGGATAGAGGTATTAAAGCAGCGTTAGGTTTTCAAGAAAGTGTTGCATATACGAATAAAGAAACAATAGAAATTTTAACTAAGCAATGGAAAGATGGTACCGGGAAATATGTTGGGGCTGCTATTTTGTTGGCAGACACTTGGAGTGGCATTATGTCCATGATGCAGGATGCTTGGTTTACGTTTAAGAAACATATCGGCGAAGATATATTTGAAAAAGCAAAAATAAACATGAAAGTTTTATTAGAAATTATTAGAGAAAGCAAGGAAGAAGGCGGAAAATATGAAGAGGTTGTAAAGAATGTTGGTGATGCTTTTAGTAAAGCGTTTGATATGGGAGTTGAAGGAGTCCAGAAGTTATTTGTTGCAGCCGGGCAAGTAATAGATGTTTTTAACGAAATAAAGATTGTTGCTGCTGGTGTGAGCATTTTTTGGCTTCAGTTTATAAATGATATATTATGGGGAGCGAATATATTAGCTCATTTTCCGGCTACTATGTTATTTATAAATGTTGACGAGAATAAAGCGGCTATGGCTGAAATACAAGCTGACATAGCACAGGCAACAACGGAAATAAACGATTTGCGCATGGCAGCCGATAGGGATTATTCTACTGAATTTCAAGCAACTATGGATGGAGTAATGGATAAGTTTAATCAAATAAAAGAACAAATGATTATTAAGGACGCAGAGGTAGCAGCAGCCGCTATTGCAGCAGCAGCAACAGAACAAGCCAAGAAGTTTTCTTTATGGGAAAAATATAATAAAAGACGGGTTGCTGTTGAGAAAAAGATTACGGAAGATATGGCAAAACAAATAAAGGCAATGAATACAGCTATTGAAGGCGCCTTTACTGATACATTTGCTTCAATAATAAAAGGTAATATGTCTGCAAAAGAGGCGTTTACTGAATTAGGTAATACAATGATTGATATTTTAGTTAAGTTTATGGCTGAACAAATTGTGCAGATGCTATTTAGTAAGGCAATTGCCGCGGCTACAACAAAATTCGTAGCTGCGCAAGCAGCACTTATAGCCGTAGCTTGGGCTCCGGCTGCTGCTGCCGCATCATTAGCG